ATCCACACATGGCTCTTGGAGTAACAAGCCACTACTCCGGTCGAACACACGGTTGAAGAAACCTCCGAGAAATCGGGGGAGACTTCCCCCACGTTCATTACTGAACGCGGGGTGGATACCGGCCTTACCTTGATCAAGCCAGCTTTGGGCTGACTTTCCAAGTTCAGGCAGGGTTATCGTTAAAAATGACAACCCCTCATGTTCGACACGACACGCGACGGTATTAATGTCGCGTATGGCGCTAGTGCAACATCTGTCGGCCGATTCCTCGGCCAACATGGACCAGAGTGACATCAGGCTTTTCACCTGTCCCTGTTTTAACAAGGGTAACCTCCTCTATAGGAGATTCAGGATCCATAGCCTATGGACTGAAGCGACATCAAGTCGCACTCAGATGAACACTCCCTCTACCCACCACCCCATCCCGGTTCAAATCCGGGGTAGGGGTAAGTGGGTCACGGAGGGGGTGCACCATCTAAAGTCCGCTTTTAGTCACTCGCAACTAAGGTCTAGCCGTAGAGGACACGCTTTCGCAGGTCCTCCGGCATCCTTTTCAGCAACTCCGCCACGTCAATCACTTCCCCGTACAGGGCGTCAAGGATGTGGATCTCGCGATCCACCTCCAACGCCTCATGTACGTGGTTGGTGATGATATAGCGGAACGAAGGGTAGCCATTTGAGGCAACTTCGGCGGCGTTAGCCAACCGAACTGCCCTCATGGCTTCCCTCAGTGCTCTGGGAACGTATTCCCTAGAGGTTGGTAGTGCCATTTTACTGGTACATCCTTTCTCGAGGGGTTCCCCGAGTCGTTGTTGTAGGATTGCCTTTACGGCAAGACACCATGGAGCAATGTCCCTTGCGAGACACGAACATGTCTTACGACAAGCTGACTCCAAGTCCGACGAGCAGTTGCTCAACGAAACTGGAGTTAACCAGCTCCCTCAAGGACAGATGAATGAAGTCGAAAACCACGACTACCAAGAGGACGGTTTTATAGCCGACCTTTAGGTGAACCGTGACTTCCGCTCCATCATCTGGCCGAGGATGTTCAGAACGGTGGACCACCGGTGACACTTTCGGGCCTTCCAGCCCGGAGTTGTCCTCCGACGGACCATCATTCTCGCCACTACGACTCGCCACCAAGAATCTTGGTGACGACCGCATTCGAAGCGGCCGTTAGCTGGGTGTTAAAGCCCGTCCAAACGGCCAAGGCTTCTGCCCCCGTATAGCCAGCAGGCGGCAGGTCGAAGACCGTGTAAACGGCCATTCCGACCTTGACGTTATCTGCTGGCCTAAAGGGGTCAGTCGTCATCTTCGCATGGTCGATCCGGACCAAGCGACGCGTCCTCTTCCCATAGGAATGGGACGCGAGAAGCTTGATCAGGCCGTCAGCACTCAGGTATTCCGACTCCGTCTCATCCACGCTTACGCGTGGGAGCGAAGTCGTTGTCCCCGAAATGGTGACGGTTTGTGGATCGGTTAGTGCCATAGGCATCACTCCTAGAGGTCGGTTCTCG